TAGGTGGTTGGCATCCAGACATCCCAAAAAAGTTTGCTGAAATGTGTTTAGCTGCCAAACAAGAGAGAAGCGATAGATGATTGAAATAACACTTAATCCTGACATTTTGCCTACTAAAGAAGAATGGATATTAGTTTGTAAGATGATTAAACAAAAGCGTGAATTAACCTATGAAGAAATATCTGATATTCGGGATAAATATTTAGCACCAAAAGAATGTGATATTTATACATTTGCAAGAGCAATATTAAAAGCAGCGAGTGAATAATGACTGAATCAAGAACCTATATTACTGAGGAAATAAAGATGACTGAATATAAAGAAATAGAACAAGGAACTGATGCTTGGTTGCAGATCAGAAAAGGCAAAGTAACTGCATCAAGAGTTGCAGATGTAATGGCTAAGACAAAGACTGGTGTTTCAGCAAGTCGTGGTAATTATCTGATTGAATTGGCATTGCAAAGGGTTACAGGGGTTATAGAAGCCTCGTACACCAACGATGCCATGTCTTGGGGTTCAGCCCATGAGCAAACTGCTAGAACAGCGTTTGAGGTTGCTCATAATGTATTTGTTGATCAAGTAGCATTTGTAGATCATCCTACGATTAAAGACTTTGGTTGCTCACCAGATGGCATTATTGGTGATTCTTTGCTTGAACTCAAGTGTCCGTATCAATCAGCAGTACATTGGTCATATTTCAAGGATGGTTGCCCATCAAAATACTATACCCAAATCCAAGCCCAAATGAGTTGTACAGGTGCTAAGTCGGTCTGGTTTGTATCATTTGATCCAAGGATGCCTCCTAGATCACAGTTGTACATTGAAGAAGTTTTAAGAGAAGAAGAATTTATAAAGAAGATGGAAGAAGAAGTTTTGAAGTTCTTGAATGAAGTGGAAGTAGAAGCAAGTCTAATGAAAGGTGAATAATATGGGAATTCGTTACTACATAAAAGCAGCAGTATCCGAGTATCAAGATAAAGATGGAAAGGCAAAGAAGAAGTATCAGAGTATAGGAATCATCCTAGAGACTAAGAATGGCCTCATGCTAAAGCTAGAGACTATCCCATTATTCAGTTTAAAAGATGGTTGCTTAATTGCTTATTTGAACGATCCTGAACCTATAAAAGACCCATTTCCTAAAAGTTTAAATGATATACAAGATGATGCACCCTTCTAGGAGAAAATGATGAGCCAATACGAATTGATTGTTATTGCACTTGCAAAATGGATTAGCCCTTTGGATGCACTACATAAAGCTGGAACGATGAAGTTATCAACCAGAGTTGGTGAACTTCGAGCCAAGGGTTATATTATTGAGGATAGATGGCACGAAAGTAGGAAGTTTAAAATGTATAGATTGGTGAAAAAACCATGACTCCATATACAACTAAAACAGGTGTTCAGATAGGGATTAATTGCCAACCTAGGGCATATTTTGAGAATGATCGAGATATGCTCAACCTCCAAGAGGCACTCCTTAAAAAAGAGGTTTCTTGGTGGATGTTATTTAAAAACTGGTTCTGGTAATTAACCAATCATGGTTGAGGCAGATGTTTTAACATCAGCAACTCGTCTCAACCATCCCTTACCATAGGTTTCAAAAGTAGGTAAGGCTTTATAAAAGGCTTCTTTACTCTCGCTAAACTTATCAAGTAATTCTAATCCATCAGCTTCTTGGATTGCCTTCAGAGTAATTGCACCAATCGCACCATCAGGAGTAACCCCCAATGCTCTTTGAATCATCTTCCGAGCAGCCATTGGCCCAGCATTAATCGCAAAATCAAAGACTGCATAATCAACCCCAATGGGTAGATCATCACCCTTAACTGCATCCCAGTAGTCTCGCTTGTAAAGAGGCTTAACATCATCCTTCTTTAATGCTTTCATATCGTCTTGAGTTACTTCATGCCCTAGGTATCTTTCCCAAACGGCTTGAGTACAACCCCACATAGTAGAGCCTTTACGACCATTTGGTAATTTATTACCAGGATCTCTCTCATCATTAGTAAATCCACCCTCATGAGCAATGACCATATCAAAAGACTTATCCCAGTTGCTAATCATTTTTTACCCTTCATATCCATGATTTTCTCAAGCGTTCTACCACCAAAATAAAATGACATTATGAGCATACCCCATTGACCTAGCAACTCCACATAGTTGTTATTTACCTCAATATCCCATGCTGACATCATGGCAAAGGTTGTATAGGTCATTAGAATGAATACAAGCGTCATTGGTCGAATGTTTTTAGATAGCCAAGAGTCTGACATCATATCTGCTTGAAGTCGCTTGGTAAGCTCTTGTTGTTCGCTTACATCTGCTTGTAACTGAGCCAACTCGCCATTTTGTGCTAGTGTTGCTAAATCTAATTGTGCTTTGGCTTTGGCCTCTGGATCAGGAATTAATTTATCAATTAACTTACCACCAATATTAAGTATTGCATCAAGTCCTAACATTCTTTAGCCTTTCTGAAGTGTAATAAAGCCAAGTCAAATATGATAATAGATGCACCAATATCTTTAGTTATCCACAGAGGAAACAAAGTATCTATAGGGTAAGCACCATATTCAAAAAAGTGTAATGAACGCATAACTTGCACCATTAAACCCATCGTCATTACAAAAATGCCAATTTTAGATAGCATACGCATTTCAGTAAAGAATCCTGAAAACGCTAAGAACGCTACTAAAAAGACTGCAATCAGTTCGATGACTAAGATAGACATGAGCCAATGTATTAGTGTCATTTCTTTGCTCTTTTGTTTTTAATTTCTTCTGCTACTTCACCAATATCCATGTGTTCTCGCTTGACCATATAATTGGACACCCAATTAATGACAGCTACACTACATAGACCTAGAATCCATGCCAAGCCAATCAGCATATCTAGCTTATCAGAACTGATACTTAACTTTTCAGCAGCGATTCCTGTAAATGCAAAGCCAGCCATTGCACTTATACCACCGGCAATAAATACAGATGCAACCTTACCTTTTTCTTGTAGTTTCTCAGGAGTCCAGAACATAGCAAGACTTAACCCACCAAATAATCCACCTAAAGCTGGTGCTAGTTTATCAATGAGGAATCCTTCTGGCATCATTTCTTATTTACCAAGTCAAATAATGCTTTTACCTTTTCCTCAAGAACAGAGATCTGGTTGTGCATTTTTGCTAAGACAATCACTAGCGTAACAAACGCTATTAGTAAACTAGACATTTTAGAAATCGTGTCTAGTAAGTCCATTATTTATTAGTAAAGTAATGTGAAAAATAACCTATAAAAGAACTAATTGCTGAGACAATCATCATCCCAGCCCATAACCCACCTTTAGACTTGTTAGCCATTTCTAATAGTGTTTTAACATCAGTACGCAATTCAGAGACTTCTCGTTCCATAGTCTCCATTTTTTGCCACATAACACCAACTTTTACAGGATCAATTTCAGCCATATTACATACCTTCGCCCTGTACGATGTATACAGTAGATGCACTTGTAGCTAATCCACTAAAGTAGGCTTCTCTAGTAAATCGTAAGACTTCAACAGCACCAGGCACTAATACAATCGCAGGACTTGGATCACCAGCTACTGGTGCAACAGCATTTGCAGTAGCAAGTGCAGCAGTTGAGCCTACTCCTAAAAATACAATATTAGAACTTGAATTAATGATTCGATATTGTCCTGTTGATTGTGCATCAAACCTTGCATCAACAAGTGCTTGAACTCCAGTTGGAGCAGAAGCAGCAGCAGCAACTACTACTGTTTCTCCCATTGGTGCAAATGCAATTTGACTATTTTGTGCCATTATTTATTCCTTTACTTATATATTAAAAATCAATCATGCAATTCGAGTCATTACAACACTACCATTTAAATAAGATTGTCCTATTTTAACTCCAAGGGCAGCAGCAGCAGCATCATTTGCAGCAGTTAATAAATCTAAGTTTAATGTTTCACTATCGTTTTCTATAGAAACAAATAAATTATTTATATAGGCTTGGTTATTATTTGTGGTTGTAAAGTATAAGAATGAAGATGTGTTTCCTGCTGGAGGAACAAATGTTCCAGAAACTTTTTCCCACATACCAATGTTAAAACTTTGTATACCTCTTTCGGTTGGGTAAGATATAAATAAATATAAACTACCAGCTTGATCTTGGTTATAAACATAAGATTCTACATAAATTTTCTTGTTTCCTAAATCATTTGGTAATTGCAATTTTAAAGTTTTTGTATTAAAAGTTGCGTTATTTATACCAACAACATTCCCACTTGACCTCAATCCAAAGGCTGCAACTTGTGTTACTGTTCCACCAGAACTAGTGAATCCAAGTGGAAGTCCACCAGAAAAAACATCAAATTGTGTAGAAACAAATGGTTTTCTACTTGGCTCAGTAATATTATTTACACCAGGGGATAATGGAAATCCTCCACTTGCAAAGTATAAATTTTTAGCATCTACAACTCCATAGGGATCAACAATAAGTCCAGTTGTTGGGCCTGTTTGTACATTTCCGTATGTTCCGTCATGCCAAAAAAGAAAGCTATTGCTTGAATTATTTGCTTCAAAACCCCAACCAACAACATTTTGAAATCCACTATTTGCAGAGTTTGTAAATAGTACATCACCATTACAAAGACAATTTTCTAATGATGAATTAGTAGAATTAACAAATTGCCCAATATATACCACAGGACTTACGGCAGCAGCTTCAATATGACAACCGTCTATCAGATGATCTGTTCCAGACAAATAGAACTCATAACCCAACGCAGAGCCTTGCATTAATCCACCAAACCATTTAACTGATTGTGGGAATGTTGATGCACCTTGTGTACCAACTTTTAAAGAAAAAGAATTGGCTGAAGATGTGCCAAGTGCGCCAGCATTACTCATACAATTTACAAATGTTTGATCATTCGTGTTATTACCTACTTCTGAAGCAACATGAAAGGCATTATTTGAATTTCCTCTTAGCTTTCCAACAGCAGCATAAATTCCTGCTCTTGGTTCATACCCATTGTTTTGAAAAGCGTAGCAAGATGTAAATGTATTAGTTTGACCACGAGTTACTTTAAAACAATCGCCATCAACCCAACCAACCCAAATATTGTTAAATCTTCCTTGACCGGTAACAGGTTGCCCTTCATTCATATTTATTTCTAAACCATTGCCAGAACCAACAACACCAGTAATACCAATATCTCTTATTGAACACATGGTTTTTCTAACAATTATTGCCGATGCACCACTTACATTATCAATTAATATTAAAGAAGTAACACCATCACCAAATACAGTTAAAGACTCACTATTCAGTTCAAATGAATTACTTAAGCGATAACAAGAAGCAGTCGCTGGAATATATAAGGATTTATTCCCTGCTACGGCAGCAGCTTTAGCTAAATTAAACGCAGCAAGGTCATCAGTTATTCCGTCACCAGTTGCACCGTAATCAAGAACATTAATTGCTGTTCCTGTAATTAACGAATAGGAAACTTTAGTCAGGCTCATGCCTTCTCCAATGCTGTTAATCGTTGTTTAAGTTCTTCAATAGTAGCTAACGCATTTTTTAAAGACATTACAGTTATGGCTAAAACTGACCTATCATAATATCCCCAAGGTTTCGTTTTAGTAATTTCGTTTCCATTTTCATCTTTTTCTACAAATGTTTCAGGTGTAGGTGCAGCTTCTTCGCCAATAGCCTCACGCACATTTTGAGCATAAAAACCTAATTGTCTGTCTTGCCCAAAAGTAGGTGCTTTTTCTTCGTTGTAGAACCAATAGCCTGGTTCTAACTTTTGAAGCATTACATCTGGATTAGTTGGAACACCATCTTTTGTTTTCCAAGTTTCATCCGATACAGAAGATATAACACCAGCAGCACTAAATGTAGCTGCACCAGCACCATAAGCGTTCATTGTTACAATACCTGATGAATCTATTTGCATCCGTTGTGTGGGTGTAGAACCAGTAGTAAATTTAATTGGACCATTAGCATCAACCATAAGTGTTATACCAGCAGTATCACCTGTATACATTGCTAACACATTTGGGCCAAGAGTGCCATAAACATCTCTAGTTGGGCTACCTAATCCAGTATACGCAAAAGTAGAACCACTATTTTTATATCGCATAACAGCACTTGCTGATCCTGTATTACTTGTGTTCTCTACCATTCCACCAGCAGTTGTATCTACTGATTGAGAAGCATTAAGATTAAAATTTGCTGTTGCAGTAGCACTACCAACTAATAAACTTGTTGCAGTTACTGTACCATTTACTTGTAATTTTGTGGCTGGACTTATTGTTCCCACTCCAACTCGATCATTTGTAGCATCTGTAAAGAATAAATTGGCATCTGTATCGCCTTCTATCCGTACATTAAATACAGCACCAATTTCGTTTACCACTAGATTGCTTGTACCAATAATCATCTTTTCAGTAGATGCACCACCGGTTGCAGTTTCAAAATGCAGTTGTCCTTGTTCAGCACCTGAAGTAGGACTTAGAATTGAAGCATGAATAAGTGCATATTGCTGTTTATTACCTGCTGAATCCTCACCATTGAATTCAATTTCGCCTAATGTATCTGAAGCTGCTGGACTTGCTGAATCTCTGTATAAGTCAAGTAATGGTGCTGCACTCGCACCTGCATCGGTAGAATTAAGAGTTATATTAGCAAAGTTACCATCTGAGCCACCTTCGACTCGTTGCCAGACTGCACCGTTATATACTATCCAATCACCTACACCAAAGAATAGAAGCAATCCACCAAAAGTTTGTGTTCCTGCTGTGCTAGTCACATAATAGTCACCCTTTGCACCAGTTCCATCAGCTAATGTTGGACTGTTTGTTAAGGCATTCCATGTGCCTTTATAGTTCAAAGCACCAAGTGCGTTTGTGATGGATGATATTGTTTTTAACATAATTGTCCTTATACAAATTCAATAATCGATGTAAATGGAGGTGCTTGGCTAAATGTTACACTACCATTAGCAAAACTGTAAGTATTTTGATTCTGATAAACACCATTAATATAAATAGCACTTGGATCAAAATCTACTGCAAAAATTGTCTGCGTTCCAGTCCCTGTAGCATTTTCAGCAATTAATCCACTATTTGCTGAATTTCCACTTAATGAAGTATAAACTACAGTACCTTTTTTATCCTTAACCTGAATACTATAATCTGTACCTACATAAAATCTAGCTGGTGTACCCTGATAAACAGGATAACCACCAGATGTTCTAATAGGTTGTGCAGCCGTAATCGTTAATGCATTATCCCAATAAACAGTAATAGGATTAGTAATTGGATTTAAATTCGCTGTACCAATATTAATATAACCATCTTCAAGAGGTTGTCCATCAATATCAGCAAAGGCTGCGTATGGAGATTCTATTGATTGACTCATTTATTGATTCTCCTCAATGTTTCTGCCTGATTGTAAGGCACTTTCTAAATACTGTATTCGTTCATCTACTGATTTTGGTAGTTTAACTGCATCAGCAAACCTTTTAAATGATTGCGAATTCGCTGCTTTATTAATTGTTGCCTTACTTGGTGTTCCTCTTGTAGCAGATTCAATTAAAAGATTTTGGAAACCTTCATCAGCAAATAACTTTCCTGCAGCTTTTACCCCATCTTTATTCCCTTGGGTTAATGCTGTCATAACCATAGAAGTTCCACCAGCAAGAACAGGCCCACCCATTGCAGTAGCAGCCACAACTGTACCTTTTGCAATAGTGCTTTCCATCAGTTTTCCAAGTAAGTTCTCAGCTTGCATTCCTTGCAATAGTGCTTGATTAGCTTTACCTGTAGTTAAAACATTAGCCCTAGCCTCTGTAACACGCTTAGAGACTTCAAATAAATCACGCAATACATCTGCTGAATCTTTACCTAAAGTATCTACAATCGTCTTATATACAGGTGGATTGGCTCTTAATTTAGGGTAAATATCTGCAAATTCAGAGAATCCAAAGCCACCTTTTTCAGCACCTCTGGTTGATCTGGTCACAGAAGCTAAAGCAGTTGCAATAGTTTCTTTTCTTAAATCTTCTGGTACAGCTTTTAATAATCGATTGAAGTCTCCAGTATCACCTTTAGATGCACTTGTAATAGCTGTTCGCATCTTATTGGCAATACTTCCTTCAATGTCCTCACCAAAAGCAGTAACAATTCTCTGCCCTAATGCTCTTTCTTTGGCATATAAAAGGTTCGCAGCCCTTAATTCTTTTCTTAAAGTGTCTCCACCAACATTAAAAGCATTTGTAAGTTGATCTTCACTCAAGGCAGCATATAAGCGTTTTAAGTCTGCTTCTGCCATGCTTCCATAAGGTGATTCTTCTCTTTTTAATGCCTTACCAATTAGGCTTTTTTCACGCATTAATTGACCATAGGTTGCTTTGCCTTCAGTAACCATTTTAAGTAAATTCTTTTCGGTTGCTGACATTCCTTCTTTAGTTACTTCTTTTTCAACTGCTTCTAAAGTTTCTCTTAGTTTAGGTAAGCCAACAATCATTTCTTTTTTAATTTGATTATTTGCACCATCGTATAGAGTCTTAGCCTCATCTGCTAAAACCTTCTTTTGACTAATAAGACTATCTTTAATCTTTTGAGATACGACTCCTGGTGCAATCGTTCCTTCTACAAATGTAGCATCGAACTGCTTGATAACATCATCAGCCTTATCAACTGCATTTGAAACTGTAGTTCTCCATGCAGCTTCTGCTTCACCACCAGCTACTGATCGAGTTAAACCTGCTGCAGCTCTTATCTGTGGATTATCACTAAACACATCGGCTGGTAATTGAATACCTAAACGATCTGCTGCTTCTTTTGCACCAATATTAACTTGTGCTAAATCAGCTAATTGATCTCTAGCAGTTTGTGAACCAGCACCTGTTCCAGATGCCCTTTTAACTAAATTACCAATTTCTTGTTCAGTAATACCCTCAATAGTAACTGTTCCAACTGGAGTTACAGATGGTGTTATCGGTGGAGTTGGAGTTACTGTTCCTGCCGGTGGTAATGGTTGAGCTAATCCTGCACCCATTGTAGGTTCTACTTTAGTGGCAACCTGTGCTGGAGTTGTAAGTCTTTGAACACCTTGTTTAACTGCTGATACAACTGGAGGAACTGCTCGTTGAATGATTTGTCCCAATGGTCCAGTTGCTGCAGCCATACCGATTTCTTTTACTTCTTCCATACCAGTACCACCACCAGTCATTGCTTGAGTTGCCTCGATAGCTGCTTGAGTAGCTGCACCACCTGCTATAGCACCTGGTATTGTTGTTGCTCTACCTGCTGGAGTAAATAATCCAATTCCACCAAGTGCTCTTGGAATATCTCCTACAGAAAAGCCTGGTGGTATTGCATATTCTTTTTGATCAATAGATGATTTTAAAATGTAATTACCTTTAGCATCTTGACGAACTGCAACATCAGGATAATTGCTTTGTAAAATCTGTACTGTTTCTTTTGGATTACTTAAAAGCGTTCCTAGAGCAGTTTTAAACGATGCTACACTCATCGAACCAAGTTCTGGCATCGATGTCCATTCAGGCAAAGTCTGTGTCTCAGGAGTGGCTCTTTGCCTTCCTGTTACTTGCTCAACCATACCCTCAAAGAAACCCATCTCTGGTTTCTGTTGTCCTGCAATAAATTCCTCAGGAGACATAGGTTCAGCTACTGCAGGAGCAGTTTTAGTCTGACTTGCTAACCATTCTTCTGGACTCATTGAGCACCTACTTGTTGTTTATATGCCTGCCATTGAGCATCAGTAAAGTTTGCTGGTTTAGTAAAAGTCTGACCACCAACTGTAACGCTGTTTGCTGATTTAGGTGCTTGCAATGGAGTAACATTATCTAAAAACATTTGTGCAGTAGGACTTTCTTTTGATGCCGATCTTAATAAATTAGTGCTTTTTTTGTATTGCTCTCTTGATGCACGTTCTGCAACATCAAAAATAACTTTCAATTCATCTTTTGTAAAATTTACTTCACCTGATTTTGCTCTAGCCAATAAATCCTGTTCTGGGCCAGTAATTGCACCTTGTCCTTGTAATAAAGAACGAGAGTTTAATGTCATTTCAGAAAGACCTTGAATTAAAGTTCTTGATGCTTCTATACCTTTCTTACTTCCATCAAAGCCTATGGCTTGTGCAACTTTTGCCATTGTTAAACGCTGATTGGCTAATGGCCCAGTAATCGCAGCATCTAGTGCATCTCTATATCTTGGAATATCACTAAGTTGAGTTGCTGCAGAATTTGATTGATTATATAAATCAGGCAATAACTTAGCTAGTTCTGCTTGACCAGATTTTTCTAAATTGGTTACATTTACATTGGTAACTGCAGCCGGTGGTTTTTTAAGAATTTGTATAGCAGAAAATGAATTTTTAAGTTCAGGTGTAAGATTTTGAAAATCTATTGCTTCTCTTACGCTTGGAGCAAGACTTTCTACTTGTTCTTTCTTTAGTTTTGCTGCTGCCATATCTGGTGCATATTCAACTTCGATTCCACTTAATATTGCCTCATTTTTAAGTTTTTCAAGTTTTGCAGGTTCAGATAATTTCTCTCTACGTTCACTTCTAGCTTTTGTTATTCCTTCAAACCAATCTTTTCCAAATGTAGCTGCACCTGAAAGTTCTATCATTCCTGCAGCTTTTAATGGATCAACATCAATAGCAGAAATAAAAGATTGAAGTGCTCGTTGTTGATTTGGATCTTTTTCTAAAGTTAATTTTTCCTGAAGCATTGTTTTAGCAACTGCTGGGTCTGACTCCACAGCCAAGAGAGCTTGCGTTGCAAATAATTTACTAGCATCTTGTCTCCTTTTATCCATGCCTTCGTTAATTTGTTTTAAAGCATCAAATTGTTGTTTATTTGCTAAAGGTAAAATTGCATCTAAATCTGCAAATTTACGTTCATCAGGTGGTTTTTTAAAGAAATCATTTAATCCTGTTTGAAACTTAGTTTGTTGTTCTAATGCTAAAGTTCTTGCCTGTTGTGCAGCTTGTGCCTCAGCAACTCCTGCACCTAATTTAAAG